CCGCACCTTTTTTTGTTGCACGAAAATTTTTTTTATTTCTTGGGGGCATAGTGCCTTTTGAATATTTTATTCTACCACCATCTTTCACAGCTACGCCATATTTTTTTTCTTTTAATTTTTTCTTATCTCGTTCCATTTCTTCTTTACGTTTTTTTAAAAAACGTTCTTTATCCATGGTATCTCTCATAAGATTATATGCTTTAAATTCTTTCTCTGCATCAGATATCATTCTGTCTGCTCCACCACCTTTTGAATAATATCTTCTCATTATCTCATGCCCATTCTTTTACCCATGAATCCACCCATCATGGCTTGTTTTCTTTTTGCAAATGTTTTAACATTAGTTGGTTTACCACCAACACCTTGTGCAACTGCTCTTTTTCTAGAAACTGCTGATCGTCTTTGGCTTTCAGTCATACGTCTTGCTTTTGCAAGAGGGACACATTTTGGATATTTACGTTTTGCGTCTTTCTTTTGTTTTGATCTTCCACATTTTGAAAAAGATCCATCTTTCTTTTTACTTCCAATATCTACCCACTTCTGGGCAAACCATTTATCTAAACCGTTTTTAGCCATTAGGAATTCTTTCCGACAGCGTCCCTATTCATTCCTCTTTTACAGATTCCGCCGCCTCTTAATCCTATTCTTCCACCTTTTGCTAGCGATTGCGTTTGTGGTTGATTATCTTCCATTTTTTCTCCTTTTTTAGGATCTACTGGAGATTCTGGAGCTTCTCTTTTTTTTGGTTTTAAACGTTTTCTTGGATCTGGTCCTGGCATTATACTCGCCCTCCTTTCATGAAAGCTTTACCTAATCCTCGTGATGATATTCCACCACCTCTTAATCTAGCTCTTCCACCTTTAGCCATTTGTTTTAATTTACCGGGACCTTTAGATGTTAAAGTTTTTAAAGGCATCATTTCATCCATAGTAAAAAAAGTGCCTCCTCTTTTTTCAGCTTCATCTTTCATTGTATCAATTTTTCTTTGACGCTGCATAGGGGATTTAAATTTTTTTCTATTTGAAGCTTTTTTAGCTTCTGTAAGATTAAATTTTTTTAAGTTTTTAACAAATTTTTCTCTATCTTCCTTTGTCATTTTAATCATTCCGTTTTTAATCATTATACTCTGCCTCCCTTCATAAATGCTCTACCTAGTCCTCGTTGTGATATTCCACCACCCTTTAGACCTTGTTTTTTTAATCTTGCAGTTGCTTCCATTAATCCACCACCTGCTCTTTCTTTTCTTGAAAAGTTAATTTTAGAAGATGGTGAAACTGGTGGAACTGATTTAACATCTTTAAGCTTTTTATCTATTTGAGATTCAACACCTCTACGTCTTTTCGGTTTTTCTGTTAGTTTACCTTCTTTAAGTTTTTGTATTAACAAACTCATAACGTTTGAACTTCCAACTGTATCCCCATCTTTATAACCAATACGACCACCTTTGGCTTTACTTCCTCTAAAATCTTTTCTCTTTACACCAGACGGATCTTTAATTTTACCTGCACAAATTTTACTAGCGTATGCGTTCGCGTATGCTGATGGATATACCTTGAATTTTCTTTTTGCTGCTGCTTTTCCTCTAGGACATAG